TAATAAGGTTTAGACTATCTATAGTATCAGCGCTAACAGATAATTCATTAGCCTGTTTGTATTGCCAAGTGTTAGTCGTTATCCATTGCTCGGATTCGTTCTGCTTGATTGCCAATACCTTAAATCCGAACTCCTCATTAGTTCCAATTATCACACCTTTTGTAAATTCCTCAGAACCTTTTATAGTAAATGTACAATCTGCTATGTCGTTTGTTTCAAATGCCATATTATTTATTTAATAATTATTACAGCTGCGGTTGCTGCGTATTTTAGTTTAGCATTTGGTTGCTAAAAAGTTATAGGTAGCCGATGCCGCTAATATAGCAGCATCCCGACTGTTAAAGGATGTTGTCGATATTACATTTTGTGTTTCTGCAAACTTACTCATAATTTTAATCTAATATATTAGTACCAATTAGTACCGTCCGACGTATTCTTATTTATAATTCTAATTTGTTTCCCAAGCATATGTTTTGCAGTATTTGCTTGTTACGTTTGAATGGGTCGTCTGATAATTCAGCGACGCTAAGTACATCCTTGAATCTACCTAATGAAGCACCGTACAGGGGAAGGTTTCCTGGTGTACCCTCTACAACAATACCTTCTTTCTCAGTCTCGAGGATAGCAGTCCAAATACTTCTGCAACCGTGATGATTAGGTGGTGTGATCATTGCAAAGTTAGGATCATTGAATTGTAATACACGACCGTCCATGGTTCTACAGTATTCAGTAGTCCTGTTATCTATTATAGCGCTGTACCTATATGCATATATGAGGTCTTGGTAGTTATCGAATGTGATACTTCTACCAGTGTTCAAAGCATCACTAATAGTGGTCCTCAGACCCTTCTTAATGTTCTTTGAGAAGTAATCATCATACTCAGCCTCTAGCAAGATTCGTGTCTCATTCTCTGGCCTTACAGCGTCAAGGGCTTGTTGTGATATTGTCTGCATTCTGAATTCAAGATCAGCTTCTTGCTTAGTTATTGTACGTCTAATCATTTCTGTTAGCCTTACCCTCACAGCTAGTGGCGTCTTAGGTGGTGATTGCCCTATTTCAGTTGCTGCCACGTCCTTACCAAAGTTCATTGTGGTCAAGGCGATTAGCAACAATGCCTCTGAGTACTTAAACCCGTTCTCACTATCTGCAAGTTCTACAGATACCTTTGTAATTGACTTAGTACCTGACCTAACAGCCTCAATATATTGCTGTATGATTGCATCTCTTTGTAGGCCCATCTTTTCGGCAAGTAATCTTTCAGCGTCCCTACTAGTATTCTCTAACTGTCTTTTAATGTCAACAAACGGCACCCTCTTTTCATTCTCGAATAGGTCTCTGATTATGGCTGTAGTATCCTCCTGTGGCGTCATACGAACAGCGTTATCTTGTACAATAGCTGTCTGTATTGCATCCGCAAATTGTCTACCACCGCTAGCTGGAGGCAATACCTGTTTAGCGCCTTGCATCTCCATATCTCTGCCAAATTGAGCTTCTGTTTCTACCTGTTGTTTCTCTTTATCTAATTCTCTCGCTTTTGACAATTCCTTTTCTGTTAATCCAAGACCCAAGTTCTCTGATACCTTAGCAGTTAGCTTGTCTTGCATGTTCTCTGGGATAGTACCTTTCTTAACCATTTCCATAAACGCATCAAATATAATTTGTGTATCAGTGTCTGATATAGGATTCCATACCAGGGTAGGGTATATGTCGTTATTGAAGTTAATCCGCACCAAGTCAGCAATCAGCTTGTTCAAAGGGGTTTCTAACAGTATTCGTGCAATGGACTGTAACCCGTCTCTAAATACGTTCACCTGTGTATCACCAAGCGCCCTGCTACCTGTGGCAGACGTCTCGCTACCTAGTTGCAAGAACTGTGCAAGCACAGACATAGCCATTTGTGATTGATGTTTACTAATGTTATCAAGTCCTACAGATAGTACCGCAGCGTCTGATAGATCCAACAACTCAACCTCGTACTGGTTACCATTGATTAGCGCAGTTGTTTCCTGCCAAACATTCTGGAATACATCTATTATATTCTGATCAGTTGCGTCATCCGCATCCACAGCACCGGCCTTCTTAATCACTCTAGCCTTTACAGAACCAAGCTCTATGCCTGTGTTCACAAGGAACATAGACTTATGCGCTTTATCGTAATGATACCAAGCAGCCTTCACACCAGAGCGACCGTAATTACTACCGTACTCTTTACCAAATGTAACAAGAAGATATTTGGACACATCACCACTATCTACTATATCAACGTCTCTGTACCGTCCACCTGCTCCTACACGCTGCCTAATACCGATCGGCTCACCTTCTTCATCTACTAATATCTTTATCTCACTCTCGCTTTTGTAAACGGATCTAGCAGCGATCTTGTCGATCACAAGCATGTCGCCTTCTTTCCTATAAACGATCTCAAAGGCCCTGTAACCTTCTATGTATGCCCTCAGAAAGTCCCTCATCACTTCCTCTAGCGGACGGCTCATGCCACCCTGCCACCTTGGCTTGGTAAATAAATCCTGAATGAATTCTAATTCGGCGCTGTCTTCCTGCTCTTCACCTTCTTTGTGTTCTTCACTATATACTGCATCATCTTGTATTTCAAATGATGCGCTTAGTATAAGGTTAGTGATAGCATTGACGATCATCTGCATAGTCCCGTCATTATCAACCATGCCTCTATAGTCGAGCAGACCTAAGTCGTCAACACGCCTTTCTTCTTTCTGGTATATGTTATACGAGAGTTCACTTCTAACACCAACAGCCTTTGTCAGGCCAGCTGGTCTAGATAGCGGCTTGTCTTTTACTTCTTTATTATCCTGTTTGGTATCTTTCTTAATGTCTTGAAGGTTGATTTTTTCTGCCATGTGTTTTATTTATAATTAAATGACTTCTTAGCTGACAACACGCCTTTGCCGCTTGACACACCATTATCTAGTGCAATCCTGATAGCGCCGACTGTTGAATCTACCCAGTCATCATGAGCAGCCTTAGGGAATTGAATAACTTCAGCCATATAGTCTACATACGCTGTGTTGAATTCAACCGTTCCGTTATTTACATATGGTGCAACCTCTTGCGCCCTTCTTACCTTATCCTTATCAACCAACACCTCAACCAACGGTAAGTAAATACCTCTCTTCTTGCCTTCTTGCATAGCGATCTGGTAGAAAGCCTTTTGATATGCTACAGATTCTACTCCTATTATACGGTGTTTGTACCTGGAATAGTAGTCAAACAACATATCCAGCTGCTCTAGTATGCCTGCACGCCTTCTAATTGGGTCTATTACCTTCATAGAACCATCATTCTTACTAACACCGATCGTGGTTATAGCTGTGTAATCAGCGGTTTCCTTCTCGCTTATAGCCAAATCAATGTATGCATAACATACTACCATTGATAGATCAATGTTTCCAGAATAGTACTTAATAGGCTTGAGAATTTGTTGTGATGGGTCTAGCGGGTTGTTCATGTACTCTTGCTGGAAGCCGACCTCACCACCGAGAGCTGGGTCTGTGCGCAACTCGTCAAACCGTTCCATAGTCCACCTCTCAGGCCATAACAGGATATTATCCTCATTTATTGCCCTGTAAAGCTTAGTAAACCAGCCCTTCTGTGGGTTGCCTAGTATCCGCATTAGCAGAGAGTCGAAATGCAGTATAGTACCTACGATAATTATTTGTACATCTGGGCTACCTATCTGCATAATAGATCTTGTAAACACCTTCCACACCTTGGCTCTCTGATCCTCACTTCTGACATTATCATCATTCTCTAAGTCGTCTGTGATGATAAGGTCGGGTCTTTGTTCCTTATGCTTAATACCACGTATCCTGGACGACCATGATTTGGCTACTACCTTTATATCAGTGGTTGTGACTATCTCTTTCATAGACCACTTCTGCTTATCCGCTGCGCTTGGTGGGATGTATCCGGCAATCCTACCAAAGTCATTCATGATCTTATCGTTAGTTTCTAATTCCGCTGTGATAGATCCTAATAGGTCACAGGCTTGTGACATCGAGTCAGATACCAATACTATGAACTTCTTCTTCTTGAATAGGATACACCATAAAGGATACACTAGTGAGAACCATGTTGACTTGGCGTGCCCACGTGGGGCCGCTATACCGATCTTGTCGTAGTCCAGCATGATTTGTGTCCATTCCTTGTGTAGGTCAGACAGTTCTGTGTTTACGTGGTGTGATAGATAATAGCGAGCGAAGAAAGCTATGTTAGTTTCCGCTGCTACCTTCCTTGCTTCCGGACTCTCCAAAAGCAGATTGTAAAGCTCGTTTGTGTTCATTAGTTAATTTAACCTTCTCATCTAAGTTCAAATTAAGGTTCTTATCTGGAGCGTAAAACCCAAGCATCTTTACTTGCTCCTGTAGTGCCTGTATAGCCACCTTATCATTCCCATCGAGGTTCCTGTCCTTTATGTCTTGGAAGTCAGCTAGGATGGATTCTCTGGTGATTTTAAGCTCTGTTGAAAGCTCTGACTCAAGTTCTTTTATATATTCTACGATCCCAGGTTTTCTAAGGTATACCATCCCCTCTTGCGCAGCTGTTTTATCGGTGGATTTGGGACTGATGGATTTATAGGCTTGTGTAGCGTTCCGGCCATTTGCAACATAGGCTTCTGCGAAGTTCTTGTGTCTAGATGTCATCATATCTTATATTACCATATCTAAAGCAATAACACCCTGTTCCTGCTTTGGTTGCTGGGGTCGGCTGATAGTATCAAGCACGGCTGCCCCACGTAAACAGTGGTTTGATCCACTCCGAACTGATACCCTAGGTTGGTTAGTACTTGGTTATCGGTTATAGATTTCACACTTATAAGGCTAGTATCTGCTTGTGTAGCGACTACCACGCCTTCACGTATCAAATTCCCAGTTGTACGGTTAGCAGTCTGTAATGTCTTCGCTACTATAGAACCTATTAGTTTTGTTAGTTGTTCTGATGTTTTTATTTCCATTGATTATGCCTCCAAATCTATATCATGTCTAAATCCTGAACTATCAGCATCGTATGTCTTGGTGTGGTTGTTGGCTGTGTATATTCGACTAACACCCATGCTAGGGATAATGACATTAACTTGGTCACCCATCTCAAGTCCAACCCGGGCATTAGCTCCTATGACACCTATTCGAGATGACCTAACATCATTGTTTATCACAGGCGTTAGTGTGCTTCGTACTTGCCCAAAGCTTTCTGGGTTGTAGTCCGTAACCCTACCTGTTTTCGTACGATCAATCATATCCCTCTGATCGCTAGAGTAGTCATAAGCAGGTAGTTGAGTTTCGTTAGCTGTAATTTTGACCAAGTCAGAACCTTGCACATTATCGTTAGACAAATTGAAATTGAAATAATCAGAAAGCCCAAATTCATTAATCCCTCGTGAAACCCCCTTCTGGAATATGTTTAGGTTACCATTGCCATGAGACTCTAAGAAGCCTGGTGGTGAATAGGAGGAGATTAGCCCACCTGGAGAACTACTGTCGTTCAATAGTGTGGTATTCACTGCTATGTTACCAGATTTCACCTGCGGATTTTTAAAGATAACTACACTATTGCCCCTGGACATTGACGCAAAACCTACATCTGTGAATGCGGTTGCCTGGCTGCTTGTCTGGAGGAAGTCGTTAAGGAATAATGCTTGCGATGTCGCGCCATAGGTATAAGATGAAATAACGTTCTCAATATAAAAAGCTAAAAAGTCATCTTCCCGACTAAGCTTAAACTTATACCATGTATCTGGTTTGAGGGAAATGTTATCACCTACATAGTTAACACTTGAACCCTTCAACAACATGAAGTTGTTACTGGATGACCCAACCTGCCAAAGACTGGAATAAAAAACATTCCTATCTTTCAGCAAGATGCCTATATAATTCCCAGATGCCCCCCTCGCTTCAAACTCGAATATGGGATCACTAAGGTTGGATGTATCTGTGTAATTGTAGACGACACTATTACCTGTAGTGGGATAGTAGGTTAATTCACCAGAATCGAATACCCAACTGCTTCCAGTGCTGTGAGTAGAACCCGCCACCCCTGCATAATCATTCTGAAAAGTGACATTATTAAAATCAGCTAATGCATAACCTTGCTCTACTAAGCTAGCCCTCGATTGTAAGTCTGTTACTTCTATTGCTGATAGGTAGTGTGCAATGGTTACTTGGGCATCTGTAGTGATAGAGGCAAACCCAATAAGACCTCGGTTGTATGTGTTATCGAAGCCTTCAAGGTATTTAGTATAAGAAAGACCATCGGTACTAAGGTATACCTTAATAAACCCATTTATGTGGGTAATCCTTACATGGTATACCGTATTACTCGCAGTGGTAAAAGCCACTGCATTTATAATAGTACTGACAGAACCATCGTCGCGTCTTCTCACACGGACTGTATTATTGCCCCTGATCTGTAGGAAATAGGATGAAGTGGTTTGTGCGTCTTTTGCAAACCATTCTATAATAATTTCACCAGTGCCACCAGAGAGTCTATTATTCTCCACCTGAGTATCAATGATGATACTTTCTTCAAATGTTTGAACGGAATATAATATCTCGTCATTGTTAGAAACAGCTGTAATCTCTAATCCGTTCGCGGTAATCACCCCTGTACTGGCCGGATCTACGTAATCACTTAGTGTGTTGGGGTTTAGGAATGGTTCCGCATATCTCCTATGAGACCTATATAGAATCGGTAGATTGTTATCGGTATAATCTATCCTGTTATTATAGGATTCTGCTGATATGGATACACTCTGGTTGCCCAACCCTCCATACCTATAGCCTTGTATTTGGAAATCACCAATATTCTGATATTCTGTAGTAGAACCATATGAATAACCCTCTTGAACCCGCAGGAACCCCCGTGAGTCTAAGAATGTAGCACCTGGTATAAATGTGGATCCTCTGTATATATTCGTTAAGCTCATTATGACATGTTCGCTAATGTAATTGAAACCCGTTCATTATTAGTATTGGAATATCTTATTATATCATCACTAATGTCGATAGGAGTATCTGACTTCAGAACTCTAGTACTGAGTTGTTGGGGGTAAAGTGAATTACTGGTCGACCCGAACATACCCATAATACCGAACTCCTCATACCCGGAACTACCTGAATAGATAGGTGGAATGGTATCTTGTGAGATGGCACTACCTCCAGCTATTAGCTTTGAATGAGACCAATTCCACATGTCAGGGCTTCTTTTGTAAAAGGGTGGCGATGACAACGCGAGATTAACTGTAGTGGCACCTCTCTTTATGGTAGTGTACTCATAAGGTTGATCAGCAATATAGTAGTAACTTGCACCTTTCACAAGCCCCAGGCTATTTGGCTTGAGGTATGAGCCCTCTCCCCCTTCATCCAGTGACTTGAGTCCTAATATGTTTATACCATCAGATTTTATAACCATTCGCGAATTACTTTTATTGGGTTGGATAGTGCCATAGAAGGAAAGGTAATCAAAAGAGCCTACTTTTGTACCTAGCAAACCCCTATGCAATAAGCTTCTTGATGCTGTCCATAACCTACCTGAGTAAAATATACTCGCTCCCCAGGTTGAACCATTATTATTTAAGGTTGAAATTGTAGCTTCTATATTTGGTACTGTATTGTATGTAGAGCCGTTTGCTTCCATTATATAAACCTGTTCATCCGAGACGGGAGCTATCCCATATATAACAGATGAAAGGCCACTATATAATAGTACAGAACCTCCATAGTCGTTTCCATCTGTAGATATCTTGTAGATCAAGGCAGTTGTACCTGGTGCGAGTGAGGTTGTTCTCGTGTAGTAAAGAGATAGGGTTGTGCCCGAATCATAGAAAGTCGATGTATAATATTGGTCTACACCAGGAAGTGATATCCGATTGAGCATAGTCGCTCCCGCAGTATCCCATTCTTGGATCTCTGTATCCCCCCCACCTGAAATTGTACTAGTTCCATGAATGTAGATTTTTTCATTGAACATATACGCGGCTGATACTAATCCCAGCTCCGTAAAGGTTGGTGACTCTGTTTTGTAGTATTCCTGGTATAGGTCAACTTTAATCTTAGGTGTATTTATGCTACTTCTCGCTTCGTTTGTAAGTGCGCTAGAGCCTGTCAGCATTATGCGATGTCTTCCAATGTAATAGAGACTTTGTACTCTATACCAGCTGCAGCTGTGGGTGTCAGAAGGAACTCAGAGACGTCTACGCCTCCTGTAGCTATAACACTGTGTGATATCCCGGCTGGATCCACGAAGTAGATAGGCATACTGGTACCAAGACCACCAAGCACAAATTCCTCTAAATCATACAACCTTGATACGCCAGCCCATTGTGTAACACCGCCTGGTAGATCATTCTCACCCTCTCTAGGAGTAAAGTTAGATTCTAATACTAGCGTTATAGAATGTGTTGGAAGAACAAAACCGTTTAATTGTGCTGCTCTTCTGGCACTTTGTGATTCTGATGTAGTGTTTTTAAGACCCCTTTCTCTTCTATAGGTACCAGGCTCATAAGCAAAGTGCCTACCTTGAATTATCACTTGTCTTAGTGGATTGAGTCCCAATGGATCAATTGCCATTATCTTGCTGCGTTAATAAGTAAAGATTCGAACCCATTCATCTCTTGTCCTCTAGATCTTCCACCGCCTCCAAAATTTACACCGCTTATATTGTTTGTAACCCTAGGTTGTCCAAGGATCTTTAATAGGTTCTGTTGCATTGATTTGTTTAATACCATTTCACCTGAGTTTAGTTTAGCATTAACCTTGTCGCCACCAAAGCTATTACCAGGTACTATACCACCGCTTGCATATCCACGGGCTTGCAATGTAGCAAGCTCAGTAGCTAATTTGTTTGCTGTAGTTCTCATTTGAGATGAAGCCTTACCCGACCTGATCGCCTGCTTTAGTATACCCAAAGAATTTCTAATATCTCCAGCTCTCGCTGCCAGTCGTACATTCTTGCCTGATGATCTGGCCCTCTGCGCTGCGATAACCCCTGTGGAAGTGGATGCCTTACTTCTTTTCCCTAATTTTGTACCCTTAAAGCTGGCGACCTTTTTAGAGACTTTTAGCCTAAGGCCACTTGCAACCTGTGCAGCATGCCGTGCAGCGGCTTCCGCGTCCTTTATCCCTTGCATAACGTCATTAAGAAATAATACCCATGCCGCACCCAGGAGGGCAAATAGACCTACAGGGCCTAAAAACCCAGCTGTCATAAAGCTCTTCAGACTGCCCATTGAGTCCTTTAATGTCCCAACAGACTGAGGTCCATCACTCAGCATTGTAAATACACCCTTACCTACCTTTGCAAAATCACCAAACAGGAATGTACCAGTCCTAATGACCGCATTAAAAGCAAGTAGCTTCAGTACCAGTTGTCCTATTTGCTTCACCGTTTCGGGATTATCCTGCATCCATTTTATAATTGGTCCTACGAACGCAGCTATCTGTGTTGCACCATCCCTAAGTGCTGGAATGACATCATCTTTTACTATTTGGGCAAATATTGGCATACCAGCTTCTACAACCTCTAGAAACTCTGTTGCTAGTATCTTAATCTCTTCAAATGCACCTGAGTCTATAAGAGCATCAGTTAAACCAATTTCGATTGCGTCTTTAACATTTGAAAGTACACCAATCAATGTATTAGATTGTCTGTCCATTGCTCCAAAAAATTTACCACCTTCCTTCCCAGCGTTAATAAGAGTCCTTTGCAGTAAGTCAAAACTGAGTGTACCATCTGTAACCATATCATTTAGTGCTGCTCTTGTTTTGCCAGTTTCTTCGGATAGTAACCCAAAGATGTCTATCCCTGCAAATCCAAACTGTCTCATATCACGTGCATCAGCCTTACCTACATTACTAATTTGCTGCAAGTTGTCCACCATTCTGGATAGTTCGACCTCACCCTTACCACCGAACGAGATTGCGTCTCCAAGTGCAAGTGTTATATCTATCGCCTTATCACCTTCGCCTGTAACAGCTCCTAGTAATTGTGTGTATTTAGCAAGCCCAGAGAACTCGAAGGGTGTTCTCTTAGCTTCTTCCTTCAATCTAGCCATAGTCTTTCTAGCATTCTCTGTAGAACCCAATACACCTTTTAAACCAATTTCTGCCTGCTCGAATTCGGCGGCGGTGCTTATAGCAAACCCGGCACCGGCTACCGCGAAGCCTGTCAGGGCTGCAGTGAAGCCGAGCATCTTATCAGAGATGCCACCAACGCCGGACTGTATATCCTTCAATCCTGACTTGAATTTCTTTAGGTCGTTTGTGGCTTGTTTTGTGCCGCTAACTGTAACCTTTATTGCTAATTCTTCTGCCATATGATTTATTTATCCTTTGGTGTGTTAGCTTCTTTGACATCTCTTGATGCTGTGTAATAGTCATCCAGAGTATCCAGCCACCACTTAGGTTGTGATTGTAAGGTATTATAATCAGCAAAGACTGGGAACCTTTCAGCAAAACCAATCTTTTTATATATCTTACCTACCTTACCTTTAAATATCTTTGTCTCTATAGCTATCACCCAGTCACGATAGCTTATGCTTTTTTTTCTTTTATTTTGTTAAGTGCTTCTTTGACTAAATTTCTATCTTCCGGGTGTAATGCGTCGAATGTTTCGTAGTTCATATCAGCTAATAAGTGCTCTACAAGATATTTATTAGCGATGTTCATCTGCGCCATACCAACCGTGAATACCATTTCCTTGTCTGCTTCACCCTCTGAAATCTCTATTTTGTTATCACCAATCATTAGTTCTTGGTGTTCCCCATCTTCTGATTCTGTTAGCCATGAGTAATATTTAACAACGGTTGGTGTTCCATCTTCTAGTTTACTGTGTTTTAGCTTTAGCTCTCTTGTTGGGATATTTGTCTTATCCATTTCGCCATCCTCTTAAAAAATAATAATTGTCATCCTGTTTTGTTTAGGCTTTCTAGGGGTCGAGGATGACACACAACCCCTAGTTTTGGCCACTACTACATACCTATATCAGCTGTCTGATAGACAGTCCATAGAGCACTTGCCCCAGAGTGTACTGTCGGCATCACTTCCACCTCTTCCATAGACATGTTTGCCTGTTCATAGTTCCTAGTGTTTGAACTCAAAGAAACTTTTGGGAAATCCATTCTTAGTAAGTAAGGTGTTACACCAGCAATCAACCCATTATCAGTATCTGAAGAGAATTCAATACGCATTGCGTAGAAAGCACTCCCGAAAGTTCCTTGTACAAGTCCATCATTTTCATGGAATATTGTGAAGTTGCTTTCAATTGTTGGGATGCTAGGGTCTACACGGTCGATATTCCTGCTACCTGAAAGGTGTGCACCTTCTGTTCCGTTATCGTAAGTTGCTGAAGATTCAGAAACCTTGAGTGTTGTCATACCTACACCAAAATAGTTCAATGTATTACCAATACTCACAGTTGCATCTGCATATATGAAGGGTCTTGTTGTTTCCTGTCCAATATCATTCATCGCAACCCCAACGGACCTACTTTTAGCGATAGTGTCGGTTGTAACTTCTAGCTTATTATCACTGAATGATAACTCAACGCTACGTCCTACTACACCTGAAAACTTCTCTTGTGACTTAGCACGGTCTACGTTGATAGTTTTTGAGAGCATTGTACCTGTAACGTTTTGGTTGTATGTGTACAACATTGCGCTAGTACCTACAGCTGTCTCAGTTGCTGCTACACCCATTCCTAGTTCTAATAGGTGATGTAGTACCCTTGGGCTTCCGAAACCTGAAATATCGCCTTCTACGTCGTTTTTTATACGTTGTATTCGGTCACGACCTTTCACAGTTCCTGTGGTATCTTCTACGAGTTCTTTATTTGGATTCAGACCCAAACCCATTGTAGTTACATGCAATCTGGCTAGTGTGCCGGCTGCAGATGCTCCAAAAGAGTTCTCGTCTTCAATTCCTATGTCTTTATAGACTATTTGATTACTTGCCATATATATTAATTAATTTATAAAATTGGTTGTGTTGTATGTTCAATAACTCCGATTGTCATCGTTGCGCTAAATGCACCCTTTATATCAAAGACGTCTGTTTCATAATCGATCTCTACACCTGTTTCCATCAATCCAAGGGTTTTAAAATTATTCCTAACTACAAACCGTATTGTGTCAGTTAGAAATGCCCCAGTTTCTTCGTTACGGCCCTCCATTACCCTTGTTAGGTATTGGGCACCGGGTTCTATCTGTGCGTTTCTTGGGTTACCTGTTAGCTTCTTAACTAAATGAATCGCAATCGAGTAAGTGTCTTCATCTTGTAACCCTGTTGTTACGGATGTTATTGATGTGGTCATTGGTTCAACCATAATTACACCTTTACCAACTATGTTTTCAAATACATTATCTACATCAGGTTTTCCAAAGTAGTAATGTTTTACATCACTTTCTTTTATACCGTCTTCCAGTTTTTTCAATAATTTTGTTATTACGTAGTTCATATTGTTATAGCTCGTCCTTTAATAATCCCTGTTATATAGTTTCCGAATACTCTTAAAATAGCGGCCTTACTCTTCTTCGTGAAGCCTAGTACTCGTCTTCTTGGCATCTTCTTAGTGCCCGTTTGATGCCATTTCATATAGTCTACATCGTTCTCAATCATCATCTCATCTCTCGTTAATCTAGTTACCTTAAATCCTCTTCTACCTTTCCCAGTTCTTACTAGTATCGGTCTACTGCCTGGGAAGCCTAACTTAACCCTTTGTTTCCTTGTTGACGCTGCTAGTGGAGACCATGAACTTCTACTTGTTGTTGCTCTACTTTTATTAGCAAACGCTCCACCTGTTCTAACAAAGCCACCACCTTCATACAGTGCTCCCTGTTGGTCGAAGTTAGATTGTATCTCATCCCTCAGTATTTGCGCCGACCTCTTCATAGGTTTTGTATAGTCTTGTTCGGCTAAGTCGTCAATTTTGTTAAGTAGCTTGCTCAGTTTCTTATGGTCAAATTCAATAGTTGCCCCTGCCACGACCTGAGCCCCCTTTATTTGTATTAGGCTGGTTATTCCCCCAGTTCTTGAATCTGAATTCTTCATCCTGTATTACATTCAATCTTCCTCTAACATCACCACCTGGTATGAAATTACCAGCATCCGCTGCACCATCAGTATTCTTAGGCACTATAGATCCATCATCGTAAGTGAGCTCAAAGTTTTCAGTACAGATCAGACCCAATTCACCAACTCCTAAAACCTCACTACCGTCCCCTCTATTGGCTACAGCTTGGTTATCACCCATTATTTGTCCATACAATGCGTAGCCATCCCTCGATGTATCCTGCCCCATCGTTCCGTAACCCCTAATAAGCAACAGTGCACTAGATAGCCTTGTGGCTAAGCTGGTAACGCTTGACGGTGTTGGTGACAATAATGTGTCATAACATATCGATAGTCTTCTATTAACAATGTTCTCTGCCTCTAGCCTTACTTGCTCTATATCATCACTAGAAACACTAGATGATGAGTAGTTAACTACAAGCGATACACCTGTATTAACGGCTGTATCAACTCCGATATACCCTAACTCAGGGTCAACCACAGTTACTGTTAGTTGGGACATGCCCGCAATTCCTGAAAGACCAGCATATACCCTAACATCGGATATCCCAGCTACTGTATTACCAGTGCTTAGATACGGAATCACTCTGTAATTATAGTCGGATGTGACATAAAACAAAGTAGATCCGCTATCTGGATCATTTTGGAAAGGCTGTCTGATGAACTCTTCTTGGAGTCCAGCATACTTTCTAATTTTCTCGTGTGTGGTCAATGCCATTTATTATTTCTTTTTGTTAATAGGAGCCTTTTTTGATTCTACTTTTGGTTCAACTACTTCTTCAACTACTTCTTGTTCTATTTCCTTTACAACTTGTACATGTGAATGTTGTAAAAGTCTTTCTTTGCTTTCTTCGGTCTCTACTTCTTGCCAACCTTCTAGTGGTTTACCGTCGTTATATCCGCCGCCTACCCTGAATAAAACCATGAATTTGTTTAGTTTCTTTTCCATCTTTTTGTATCCTTAATAATTATTCTAAAGTAGTGGATGCTTTTACACACCCACCACCACATCTAATACCTTAGAAGCTATTAGGTTCTACGATACGCTGATTTTCAAAGTCATCTGTAGCAAAAGTATAATTGCTAGAACCTTGAAGATAAGCAGTCTGCCAATAACCAGGGTTAACATCGAATCTATTGAAGATTCCGAATGCCCAGTCACGTCTCCAGAAGCTATCGTATGACCCTTCTGTTTGAACTTCAAACTCTGGATCATTCCAACCACCACTGCGAGAGTGAGACAAAACCTTAATTGGTTTCATTCTAGGGTCGGATAGATCGAATGCCATCCATTCAGTATTTCCCAAACCATAGTGAGTAGAGATAATGTCAAAACTACCACGCAATGTGTTAGGAGTGAAAGTACCCTTTACTGTATTAGCTTGTACTGTGAATTCTGCATTAGCAATCTCACGAGCGTTATGATGGTTCAAAGAACCTTCTACAACAGCAACATGTGTCAAGCGACCTCTCCAAGCTTTGCCCTTGTCATCTTTTAGATTAGAGAAGTGTTCTCCTACAAGTTGAATAGTTGCTGTATCAAGAGCTGAACCACCTAGGTTCATGTTTGACTGTGTAATACCTGCAACAGTGTCTTTACTAGAATCTGTGTAGGTATGGTTGAAGTCGAAGAATTGGTTTTGATCGTATCCTTTAACAGATACACCATTTCTCAAGAATTCCCATACTTTAATCTCTTTAGTATGAGCGACTACAGGAGCCAAGTTTTCTACTTCAGTACGCAAGTACTGTGATGGATCTTGGATATCATCCAAAGTAGAACGGGTAACAGTGTGAGTGTATTCCCAGTCATCCAACGTGATTACTTGCTTGTATTCTCGGAAAGTCTGAGGTTGTCGCTCAGCTCTGAATCGACGCATAAGGCCTCGTGCTCCGTAGAACACTTCAACCTTCGCTGTGGATGTAGTTGGAACAACTTCTACAAGTTGATTGTAGCTGTCTCCAGCTGCCTTCTCCATTGACTCACCCCAGGCGATGTTTAGGTCGATCTGAGTTGTTTCCGGGAAATTTGATTTTGTTAATCCCATATTTTTAAGTTAATAAATTAGTAATTAGTTTAGTTTTGAGCTACTGCCCAAGATGCACCTAGAGAAAGATTACTCATTGGTACGCCTACTGCTCCGTCAATTCGCACACGATATGTGCTAGTTGTTGGAACGGCTGTAATTTCGCCAACCCAAAGGGCAGGTGGTGCCATTGATACACCTACTGTTTGATCATCTAACGCGTAAGCACGTTGACCAATGTGAGCTGATGTACCTGTTCCATTTGTTGCGAAAGTGAATTCACCTTCTTTCCAAGCGTTTAGAGGAGCTTGAGAAGACCCAAGTCCTGCCAAAAGATCTACTCGATCTTCCACAACACCCAAGAAACGACCGTTAGAAGCTCCAGCTCCCTGTACTGCAGGTTGCAATACAGCTCCAGTTGGTGCCTTCATCAATAGTGTTTCTTTGTAGTATGTGTAGCCGCTAGCGCCAGTGTAGAAAGTTTTTTCCGCTGGCTGTCTTTGACCGTCACGGTTTGTTGTTGCTGCTGACATATTTATTTAATAAAGATTATTTAATTCCCTTTTCTTCAACGAACTTGTTAATTAGTGTTGTGTTCTTCTCAATGAATGATGCGAATTCTTCGTCGCTCAAGTTTTTCCTTGATGCACGTAGTCCGTCCATTACTTTTGGATCAACATCAACTGCGTTAACAGTGCTGTTGTCATTTAGGTTTACTCCTTGCGCCTTTGTGTTTACAAGTGATGGCATGCTCTTAAAGAACTCGTCCAGCTTGTCACTTAAGCTTACTTCAGAACCATCTGAAAGATTTACAGTTGTATTATCTGCCATGTACAGTTGTGTTACCACATCTTTCATAACTGGTAATATTTTTCCATCGCTAAGCAATGTATTGTATTTCTCTTCGGCGGTTTTAGTCCGAAGCTCTGCCGTTAGGCTTTTGTTTTTGTCATCCAATTCCTTGATCTTTAACTCAAGATCAGAAGCTTGTATCTGACCAGCTGTTTCGGGTGCAGCCTCAGCTACTTCCTCTACTTTTGGCGTTACTTCTTCTGTAACTTTGCTTTCTTCAGTCTCAACTGCTTCAACTTTAGTCTCAGTAGTTTCTTCAACTACCTGCTCTTCAGTTGTTTCAACAGCCTGCTCATCTGATAGCTCAGTGTTTTTATCTGCCTTATTCATAATTTGAATATCTGATAAATTAATTAATATGCTTTCATTCGGTTCGCTTAATGCAGCGAATCCTTTTAAGCCCTTGATATATGGGTCTGTAGTTAGTGCTAGATGTCTCAGTGTTGCACCGATGTTTTCCCCTGTCTCCTTATTAGTGTAATCCAGGTCAAGTCCCACAGAAACGTCATTGTACTTATCTAGTACTTCCTCATCTGCCTCAAACTCTGCAAACACACCATCCTCATCTGCCTCAACCTTTGCTAGGTTCTTAGCTGCGATTAGACTAGGGTTTGAATCTGCCTCTTGCAAACTATGATGACCTTTAAGCACTGGGGCAAATGGTGTATGTTTGAAGTTCTCCACAATCTTCTCACCAAGCTTTCTAGTGAACTCAAGCACGCGGCCAGGGTTCCTTGGATCCATCCACTTACCGTATCTTAATATTTGTTTTCTTACTTTTTTCTTTCCCATAATGCAAAAAGCCACCTGTTCGCAAATTAATGCTTACAAGTGGCCTGATAATAACTAGCCTATTAAATTTTAGCTCTATTCTATATTACACTTGCTAAAGTGCTGTGTCAATTTTCTTTAGTGAGAAGTCGATAGCAGTTGCACCAGCTATGACCTCCTGGTTGTAAACATTGCTGATATGCCCGTTACTAAATTCCATGATGATTCTACCTCTCAGTTTATGGTGCATGTACTCTCTCGCCTTGGTATCAAACCACTGCAAGTAATACTCTTGTAACAGATCAGTTGATAGCTTGATGTTGTCCTCTAGGTTTATCCTTTCAGCCGTTTTCCCCATTCTTTCTTAGCCTCCTTAATCCCGAACTTCTTAGCGTGCGACTTATTGACAGACTTGTATTTGCTGTCTAGTGTTGATTGCCCTACCTTTTGACCAAGCAATGAATCCCAGTCTATGAACTCATTCACGGTCTCCTGCAACGCTCCTATGCGCCTTACAACCGGCTTACAACCACAGTACTGAGCCTTGATAGCGTTCATACAGAATAGTTCGCTATCCGGGTTGTTAAGTGGTAACGCCCAATATTCAGACTTCCAGTACAGCTTGTTTATCTCGGACTCACTCAGTCTACCTACATGCCTTATATCATCTCGATCCATTAGCGAATTCATATGATCTTTCCACCTAGCCATGTTTGGATCTTGGGCTATTATCCTATCCATGAAGTCCCATCCATAAGCTACATACAGTTTTTTTAAACCTAGTTTAGCCTTGACCTCATCCCATTTCATTAACAACTCTTCTAACCCTCTATCGTAACTCGAACAATACAACATAGAATCCTTTTCCTTTTTGACCTTGACCTTATCTATCTTATCGAAGTCAGCCCATAGGTATGAATGCATCACCTTGTCTGAATCCTCACCCATTCTGGACTTGTGGTATTCGGATATTGTAATAATATTTTGTACATCTCTTAACCTACTCATCGACCACTTAGTCTCTACCTCAGTAGTCCAATGCAGTTTGGTCTTAGCATTGATACTCTGATCAAGTACCGCTGCATTCTTGAATGATATGAATACGTCACATTCTTCCCATGGTTTGAAATTTTGGTAAGGTTCGTACTTCGCACCACCGTACTCCCCATGGACACCATTCATATATATCGTTACGTCATTATCCTTTGACATAAAGCTAGCCCACTCAATCAATTTCTCTTCGCTACCACCAATACCGGTTTCAATGTCCGCTGGATTCCAGCCGCCAAATACTATATTTGTGTATACCTTAATTGTCATCGGTGTTAGCTATAAAATATATGAATAATTGATCATCAATTGATTGTATATCTATTACTTCTCCATACTTAAAACATAACTCGTTTAGTTCATCCTTCCCAAATAGTCTTACATGCTCCTGGTTGCGTATAGCATCCTTCATGCCATGCCTTCCTATAGCGTCTGGTGTTGTTATGAAGATATGATCACCTAAGCTACATAATTTTTTTAGTAGGACGTCCACGTCTGTTACGTGTTCGACCACTTCCATACAGCTTACGCTGTCAAATCTCTTAGGATTCACGTAATCTTCTGCAAAGGATGTGATGTAGACAGGCTCTAAATTGGCTTGTACAGCCTTTAGTCTTGCAGCGTCTACAGCATCGCTGCTAGGGTCGATCCCTACACACTCGATACCTTCAGCCTGTAGCGTGAGGCATGTATAACCATCTTTACACCCCACATCTAGATGTCTTCTGCTCAATATGTTATGCACCCATTCTCGTACCCACTTGACCCTACTTAGACCCTTGTGAGCCTGTAGTGACTGTTCTAGTGGCATGAAGTTGCCATCGCTTGTAGAATAGTAATCTCTGTTTTCGCTACGATCAAGTAGCAGTATGTTCCCCGTTGTCATCATCTTTCGGTAAAAACTTTAAATACTCATTTGTATCAACTATGTGTTTGTTTGTGCCTTCGACTTCTCCAAATCTACTGATCTGAATGTATCTAGGTTTGTCAGCTGGGATAGATAGCAGAGCATCTAGCCCCCTTTTGGTATACACCTGATGCACTTCGATATTACTCAATTGTTCCAGTATCGCAGGAACTTCATTCGAGTAATGGCTTGTGCCAAGTTCTGTGTATTCCTCATCATGCCCTGTCCCGATCATGGTTACAGGTGCATTCTGATAGCAAAGATCCAGTTTTATCTGTTCCAAGCACCTAAGATAGAAGGCTGCAATAGTGAATGTATACACCTCTTTGCCGCTTAATGCTAGTCCGGAAGCTACACCAATCATGGCTTGCTCTGCAATACCGACATTGATAAACCTATTCTGCAGCTTCTTCTGTAGTGGCTCTAAAACCCCAAACCCTAGGTCGGCTGTTAGAAAGTAAGTGTCTTTAGTTGCCTTCTTTTTGATGTGTTTTACTAATGTGTTCCTCATGATTTTTCATCCTTTGGCGTTTCAGAATTAAATTTATCCCAGTGTTCCATAACTTCATCAGTGATCTTAGCGTAGTGGCTATCCAGTTTATCTTGATACTTCTTTCCCATTCCTAACCCCTTCACAGAGAAGAATGTTTTGTACATAGGGAATGTAGTTGTCGGGTCGTCTTTATTCACTAGTGCAAAAGTCCAATCACTAGTCTTTTTAAATCCTTGCCAGTCGTTAATTTCTACAACCGGTGTTACATTAGTTAGTTTTAAATCGAACATTAATTTGAACGCTTCGTAGTTACTACCCTCATCCAGTTCGCCGTCTCCCATTATACATATAACCCTTCGTTTTTTATCAGCTATCGCATAACCCAAGGCTATAGGTAACCCATGTCCTAAGCTGCCTGTAGAGGCATATATACCGTACTCTGGCATTAGTGTGGAATGTTCTGATAAACCCCCAGGCTGTACGTAGGTTGCCAATACTTCATCTGGGAATAACCCCAGCTCATTTAGAATTACGTATTGTGCAAGCACACCATGGCCCTTGGATAGTATTACAATGTCTTTCTTAGGATCTACCTGATCGTAAATACTGCACAATAGGTCTGTAACACTCATGGCACTTGGGACATGTCCGGCACCGGTCTTATGACCGATCTCCATTATCCTCTGCTTTATCTTTTGCCTGTCTAGTTGTTTTTTCATATATTTATAAGTTTATTCATTTTAGTTAAATCTGCTTCCCATCTTCGTGGTTCGTATTGCCTTTGTGGGTACTTGTGCCATTTTTCGTTAAATATATCTACACCATCTATAACCTTAATATTATCGGATATCGAACCAGCGGCCAGATTTATAACTCCACCGTATAAATGCTGAGCATGGATCACCCTTTCGACTGCTATAGCTACGTCTGACGCAGCTATATAATGCCTTGTATGGAAAGGACTAGTATACTTATCAGCCTTGTCCATAATGTCCATAAAGCTATGACCTCCCTCGCCGTATGCCGTAAATACCCTGAGTGTGTTAAACCCGTGCCTTTTAGCGTGTAATGTAACAGCAAGCTTTGCAATACCGTATGTTGAAATAGGCTCACAGATCATATCTTCCCTCATTGGCTCATCTTTTGGCCCATATTCGCTACTACTTCCGATGTTGATTACTTTGATACCGCGTTTAGCACATTCGTCAAAGAAGTTAGTAGTATGCTCCGCAAACTCCATATGCACATTGCTTTGTAGGTCACCTTCTCTCGGCCATGCGCAGTGGATAACATGAGTCGGCCCGCCGCGATCGTCTAGCTGGAAGTCATCTAGACGGCTCCAGTCTTCAGTCATTAACTCCTGTGTCCTGATTGTGTCAATCTCGTAACCTAGTTTATCTAGATGGTTCATTACATTCTTGCCTATAAATCCTGTAGATCCGGTTACTACTATCCTGAATTTGCTCATATGTACTGTTGTAAAAACCTTGTAAATACTAACTCCATATAGCTTCTTTCCTTTTCACCTATCCCGGGGTGTACACCTATCCAAAAAGCATCTTCCATCATGCCATCGCTTACCTGCAAACTTGCACTAGTTTTGTAGGTTATCCCTTCCCTCCCATGGATAGCAGGTTGCTTAGTTATATTACCACAGAAAAATGCCCTGCTATTGATACCGTATTCCTCTAGAAAATTCACGAATTCTTGTTTCTCAAAAGGTGCGTTATTGAGCTTGATAACGTAGCCAAACCAACTTGGGTTTGCATCCTCATATTGCTCAGGTAACTCAAACCAATCTTTCGTATTCTCAAAACGTTGCCATCTTTTGAAGTAACTTTTCATCCATTCGTGGTTTTCGCGTCTAGCCTCAACAAAGCCTGGCAGCCTTTCCATTTGCACAACACCCATTGATGCCTGTATGTCAGTCATTTTTAGATTAAAGCCAAGTTCTGAATAGGTGTTCTTATGATCGTAACCGAAAGGTAAATCGCCTAATTGATGCCCGTATCTTTTATTACATGTATCGTCCTCACCGGGTGCACACCAACAATTATGTACCAATACACCATTGGCGGTGTATTCGTGGTGGTTCTCTACAGATAGATCGTAAAGCAAATCATTATAATCAGAATGTTTGACACTCTCCACTATGTGTTCCGTAGGCGAATCTGAAGGGGTTGCAGCCCATTCCGGGTTGTCTAGTATATGGTCGAAGGATCGCTTCCAGCTTCCGTAAAGATTTAGGGAATGGGAATCTTTCGCAGATTTCACAACCTTACCATTAATTACAATAGGCTGTCGTCTAGATTGAGTGCTAATACCAGACCTAATACCTAATGCAGCTATTATGGATTGTATTTGTGTTATCAACCCCAAATTACTAGAAGCCACTGTAGTCTTCTTATCGTTTCTGTACCCATCACCTTCGAAATAGCCTGATAATAAATGCGCCAGAGTTGGGCCTGATTCAAGTATGTTTGTCCATATAAATTTATTGTGGCTTCCAGTACCAAAGCTTGCCATTAAAAATTCGTATAACCTCCTCGATTTAAACCTAATCTTAACCCCATTAGTAGACTTATCCTGTCTGATATAACTTCTTACTCCAAATTGGCTGCGTACTATATCTTCTAGCCTTTTAATAAGTTTAGTCTCCAATTTGTTTAAACTAAATTCTACGGCATAGTAATAGTACTTGTTCCCTTTGTAGCCACTGGGACCCTTGCTACCTTTGACCAAACAACCATCAGCCAGATAAACCCCTGATAAAAACATCAAGTCTTTATCGATACTAGTGGAGTTATTAACTCCATGGTTAAGCATTAATTTATCACCAACACCTATGTCATTTGCATCCCTCCACTCCCACTTCCCCTCCATTAGTACAAGTAACCTATGGTCAGGTGTTGTAGTTAAAGGCTTAAACCCCCCAGCCTTAATACTAACCAGGTCAGTCCTCCCTTCTTTCACAATCACAGTATTGACAGTCTGATAACCATATCTAGTTAGTACTTGGTCGCCACCCTGTATATGTTCGATAGGGATCAACCCATTCTCCGTCGTGATCATAGTTCCTTTTACAAAACAGTCTCGACCCCAGTTAACCATTGCTCTAACGCCTCTAAATATATCGCTATTATTTGTGTACACCGCACCACCTTCTCCTGTGGATATGTGGTGTGCAGGGTAAAAGCTAGATGTGCCGATGTGTCCTATTGTTCCTGTTTTTTTACCGTTCCACTCACTGCCTAATGCATCACAGTTGTGAACAAGAATTCCATTTGCAAAGAACTCGCTGTGCTGCTCAACCTTTAGATTGTAAACGTCTACGACCCTTTCCCTTACATGATTGACTACAATATTTGGATCGAGATGGGAAATATGTTTTATAAGTCTTATGGCATACGGTACACTTTGCTGTGACTTGTTTCTTTTTAGCCCATATTTCTTTTCCATGTTCTGAATGCCATCTTCTCCCCTCTGGACTTCTGTGCCATTTTTTAGCACCTTCCCTGGCAAGTTCCAGATTCTTTTTAACTTTTGTAATATTTTCTGGTAAGTTGGTGTGGTAACTATGATGTCTACCTTTCTCCATACACTCAAGATTATTGATATGATTATTGAAAGGGTTGCCGTCCTTATGATGGATAACTTGGCCCCGAGGTATTGGACCATTGATGTCACGCCAAGTACACCTGTGTAATGAATCACGCTTTTTCCCTGACCCATTCCAATAGTATACCTGGAGGTGATGTTTCTTTGACTTTGGATATCTTCTAAAGATTTTATCTCTGTAATTAATTTCTTTGGGTTCCATACATACATTATATCAGATGGACTTAGTTCGTCAAGGCGTTTAACTCCCTCTATTGTTATGAATGGATGATCAGTAGTCGCTGGTACACCGAAAGGAGAAACAACTTTCCTAGTGCCTGTCTTCTGTGACTCCAATACTTTCCTATAACCGTAGCGTGTCATTACCATATCACCTACTTTTATATCTTTTATCTGTACATCTCCCTTATCTGTGGTCACTAAGACTTCACCAGCCAGGCAGTTATCCTCGATAAGTGTTAAGTTATGTTCTTCGCAAATCTGTATTATGCTAGCCAAATCAAATGGATTACCTAAGTTGTGGGCTACCATAATTACCTTGGTGCGATCAGTAATAACAGACCTGACTTGCTCAGGATCGATATTCCAAGTACCAGGCTCAACATCTACAAATACTGGTACGCACTTGGCGTGGTGTATAGGGCTGACTGTTGTCGGAAAGGCTAGAGCTGTAGTTATTACTTCATCACCCGGCTTTAACCTTCTCTCTTCCGGGACATACTGTGTAGTTAAGGACATCAGGGCTGCTAGATTGGCGCTACTCCCACTGTTTACAAGTGTCACATGTCTCACACCTAGGTACTTTTTAAGGGAATTCCTAAATAACTCCGCTTGTTCACCCTCTGCTAAATGTTCTGAATCGATCACCCCCATCATAGCTGCACGCTCTTCTGGACCCATTATCTGTTTAGCGGGATTGATAGGACCGTCGATCCTGAAGTGCCTTCTCATTTCATCGGCATTTAATTCTGCATCTCTTTTTTTCTCAGACATTGATAGTATCGTAAAAGTTAGAAATTACTATATCTTCCATTTTCTTTACCTGTGCGTTTATCGAGTACCTGTGCACTCCATTATCAATACCAATATGGTCAAACTCATGTTCTAATGCACGATCTACTAGTCCTGGGATCTCGTCTAATGAATCCCAGTATATGAAGTCCTGATTTTCCTTGAAACCTAACTTTTCTATCAGATCAGTTTTTAATCTCTTTTGCAATAGTATCTTTCCAAAGGCCAGTGCCTCAAAGAACCTGTTGTTTAATATGATATCCCACGGCTCGGTTGGTTGATTGATCACTATCTTAGAGTTAGCCATTGCGTTCACATAGTCCTGAGCCGTCTTAGCAGGCCCTGTAAAGGACTTGTACGCCTTCAATATGTTCCATAGGTCTAATCTCTGAGCACTATTTGCGTTTCCTATCATGCATACATCTAGATTTATTATGTCTTCTGCCTCCATACCGAGAAGCCTGTTACTGTATGTGATTGGGAGTAGGTTGCTTTTTATTCCAAACTTAGCTAACAATTTAACACCATGTTCGTAGTTGGTTGAAAATACGATGTCGCATTTCCTAGCAATATTTACACTTCTCTCAGTACCTGTAGGCATGTGTGTATCCATAGCCCAGAATACCTTAATTGCTTTTGTATCGGTTATCTTGGAGCTGTAGTCTTCACTACAGTCAGTGAATATGATCATGCTATAACCGTCCTTTGGTATAGGGTTAGACCTATCAATCCGAGTTACCTTATGCCCGTTATCTTCCCAAGAATTGGCTACCCAATTACCCATATGAGAATAACTATCAAAGCTCCCGAATACTGCGATGCCTATTTGTTTTTCCATTGTCTCTCCCCCTCAACCCCGAACGCTGGATAACTATTAATGTTGTCTAACTTTTTAATCCTCTTGAAGCCAGCATCCATCATCTTTCTCCTCATTAGTTCAAATGTATACCCTGCTTTGTGTAACCCAAACTCGTTTTTCTGGCTACCGTAAAGCTGTCTTAGGGTCCAGCTTAGGTCACCATCCAACCCATACTCTTCCCAGATGCCAAGTGTGTCAGGCATGTATAGCTTTAGCTTGCCTCCAGGGCTCATTACATCCCACCAGTGATTTAGTAGTGCCTCACCCTCTTCAAATGTGAAGTGCTCGAATATGTGAACTCCTAGTATTTCTTGTATATCTTCGTACTTCGTTAAGTCCTTTATGTTTGCATACTCGTCAACTACCACTTCTTTCTTATGAAATTCTCCAGACATAAAATTCTCTTTCGTTACATCTGCTTTATAATAGTTGCTCATAGTTGTGCCGTTCTTCTCGACCAAGTCAGCACGATCGGAGGCTAAGTAATGGTGGTCTAAGTCAAGATCTACGTTCGTGTAACCTCTCAAGTAAACCGTTCCAGCTGCAATGTGTAGTTTCATACGTATTCTCCTGTGAATGTAAAATCTAAGTTCGCATCGTTGTATGGGTATCTGTATTTCTCTGCATTTGCATCACCGCCACTCTTTCTCATGTATCTTTTAAGTGCTGCATTTAGCCTCGACCTGTCGTTACCTATAGTACCGGCATACGGTGGATGGTACCATAGCACCACATCCGGCTGTATAGTATCAAATCCTAGCTGCTTGGCACGCCATATGTAATCACGTTCAACAAATTCTCTGGGGAACACAGTGTGGTCAATCTCACCGACCGCCTCAATCACACCTTTTCTGATCACAAAACAAGCAGGATCAATAGGGCCTGTTGTCAAGTCTTCTGTATATGTTAGCTGCCCAAAGCCTTTTTTAAAATCATCATGGTCTCTAGTTACTTTCCCGGTCACAATGCCGGCCTGCGGGTTCTCTTCTAAACATCTAATCATAAAGTCAATCGCGTTAGGGTCAGCCTCTGTATCGTTAGCTGTGATCATCAAGTAGTCGTATTCCTCACCACGCCACTTGCTCAAAAAGTTATTCCAAACGCCGCCGACTGCAGTATCATACTTCTTTGTATCAACCTCTAGCTTGACGCAATTGTCGAATGAGACGAGGGATTTTTGGCACCTTTCAGTCATCAACTTCTGCTCTTCACTTTCTATTAATGCTGGCAATAGTACTTGTACACACTTCATATACTGAATTTAACAAATGTATGATAAGAATCGACCTCTTCACGTTCTAGCATTTTAAAGCCAAAGCTTCTGACGAATGCGATTTCTGAATCAGCATCCTCGGTCTCACAAGCAAACCCGAATAAGTAACCGGGCTTCAGACTTTTTATAATCTTTTTCATAATACCGTAATTAGTGTTAGTGCTTAGGATTAGTTCACCTTCCTTAGGTATAAATGATTGGTTTTTCATTGTCCAGGTCTCCAGTTCTCTAATCATCTTTCTCATCAAACACCTCGACAAGTAACAGTTTCTTGCGGTTGATCAAAAGCATGCGCCCATCCTTACACATGATTTTAGTCATCTCGCCTTCTTTTATGGTTTCAGGTAGTAAGCCTTCGTAAGTGAGTTTTTCGTTACCCTCAAAGTGAAATACTTGAGTGACACTCTTCCCCATTTTGTTAACTGTAGATTTAAGATTGACCACCAAAGTACTCGTCCCACTCCTCAGCTAACTTTTTAACATCATATTCATCAGTAGACCAATCTATCATTGGTTGCCTTCTATCCTCTAACATTTGCCTATTCTTCATTACATGAATCAAACCTTCTTTAAAGTTAGCTAACTCATATTTAAAACCATAACCACTGTGAACGGTCTCTTTCAACGCCGCGAATGGAGTACAGATAGGTACAGCACCTGTAACCTGTGCTTGCATGGCTGTAATGCAACTGATCTCGTAAAAGTCGCTAGGGTAGACCCACACGTCACTTTCCATGAACTCTTTGTACAATTCATTTTGTGAAACACGCCCTAACTCCTGTACACCATCAGAGTTAGCGATCAGGTTAACTATATAGGACTTCATTTGTTGCATCTGTTGCCCTCTGGCATTATCCATATTAGCCTGCATAATTGCATCGAATGTGTTCCATCCATAGAATATTTTGAGGGTAGCTTCCGGTACTGCAGCTTTAATTTCTGGCCACATCTTTAATATATTTATAAGACCACGGTCATAGCTCGATGCATAAATCATTTGATACGGTACTCGCTCTCCAGCGTTCTCCTTGGCATACCCTAAAGCTTTTGTGTTGTATGCGTTTCTTGTCAGATGAAATACCTTGTCCTTTATCCCGTAATTCTGTATTAATACTTCCTTATGTGCCTCACTAAGTGCAAACACTTTATTAGGTACATTGAAGTTTCTAAGTGAGACTTCGCCATAACCAGTGTCATGCAGCCATAAGTACTGTTGACTTGCGTTGATGACTTGATCAAATAGATCAGGCCTTCTTGAGGCGATGAATACATCTACCTTTGATTTAGGATCCCATTTGCTGTGATGTTCATATAGTACGCCGTCAATCACCTTACCTGTGCTATCACCCGGTTCTCCAAACAACGTCACCTTATTACCTAACGCTGCCAGTTCCCTAGCCATCTGCAACGCCATTCCCTCACTACCACCAATACCCTTTTCATTATCTGTATTACCATCCCAAGGCTCGAAGTGACCACCTATGAAGAAGAATATAGACTTAGATCCAGAAGGCTTCTCGAAATTAACCTTTCTATCAAAATCGCTAGCAGCTTCTTTAATCAGCGATCTCACAACTTCATCATCCTTTAAATCTAGTGGGATAGCATCTTTAAAACGTTCTAAATATAACGGATCGGATTCTAGCTGGATGTAATTCATCAAGTGGGAAAGCCCACGAACCGCCTTGTTTCTTCTGATATCAGCGTTTAGGTTCTGTATTTTTTTAGGTATGCCAGAATCACCCGGTGTTATTTGTGATAGTTCTTTTAGTATGATCTTAGCTGTCTCTGTATCGCCACGGAATAATGCACTCTGCAACATCAATTGTCTTGGTACTACCTTTAACTCTAATTCATTTGTCGGCATACTTAACTTAGGAATACCAATTTCTAATATCTTCTTAGCGTAGTAATCAACCTCGACCCAATTACCGATCATTGCATAAGCATGTGCTAATTGTAGGTACGGTTGTGGCAAGTTTGCGTTGATAGACATTGCCTTAAACGACATGGCAACGGCGTCCTGTGGGCGGCCTGTAGACCTGTATAAAGTAGCTAAGTTATCGTATATACCGAACAGGATGCTAGGTGCTGAATTGCTGTAATTCTCCAAGAAGTATTCGTAGTATTTCAACGATTTGCTCCATTCTTTATACTCCCAGTGGTCATACGCTAAATTCCTGATCTCGGAAGCGTCTAGACCTTCAAGCCCTTCTTCCTCTTCCTGAGCCTCTAAAATTAATAGGTTTCTACGGCCAGTAGCAAAGACCTGCTCCGGCTTTCTATTATGATCTACTGTTATAGGATTGTTACGTACTAGTTTTGTTAAATGTGGTGGTTCAAAACCATCTATCCAGTAATTCTCATGTACTCTTTTTATCCAAGATCCGGAACCGACTTTCATAATCCTTTCTCTATCCTGCTCTATAACCTTGTTATTGTTCTCGTCCTTTGCATATGTGTAATCTATACGTATCATAGGTACGCTATTACCGTCCATCTTGTTCACAACACTACGTATGTTCTGTGCTCCGATTAGTATGTCATCTGTATCAAGCCACATTAGATAATCCATTCCTGCAACTCCTGCAAGTGCAAACGAATCATTCCTAGCTGCACCAAAGTCGCCAAGTGTTGCCTTACCGTTTGGGTAAACAGCCTTGTAGTCCTTACCTACGAATTTTTGTGAAAATGAGAAATGTTTATTGTGTTTGTTACACCAAGCCTCAAACACCTCAATGGTGTCATCAGTACTGCCTGTGTCTTGTAGGAAATAGCCATCAAACACACCCTGTGTGGAATCAAGCATGTCAGTTATTATACTAGCCTTATCTTTTGCGATTATTGCTAGTCCGATTTTGAGGTTTTTTGTCATCCTGCAATAGTGTATCAGTACATCATACGACTAGTCAATTATCCTAGTTATCATCGTCCAGTCATACGGGTTGATATCCATTTCAGCTTGCGACGGGTTGTAACCCCTGCCGCTGTCACTCCCGATCTCTTTCGGACCGAAATAATGCCAGACCCCTGAAATTGTTTCAAATTCTCCATCACTGTTGATTTTAACGTACTGAAAAATTGGGGAATTATTGACGTATCTGACCTCCATGAATTGCCCAAGTGGCAACACCCTATAGTCATAACCTCCGAGCCGCTTTGCAGAGGCTGCTAAAAGCCGCAAAGTCTTCCTTTCTTTTCTGTCCAATTGGTCGTACCAATCTCTATTACTTTTCATCTGTCATCTCGAAAACTTCTGCCCGACTTATAACATAATAAGTTTTGCTTTTTATCATCACCTCATTTTCGTAATTTATAGAATCGCTCTCAGATGGCTTTAGAATCGACAGTGCATTTTCAAGTAGCACAATGTACGAGTCTGTACCTTTGGTGAGTCCTAGGTGCTTTCCAAGCTCATTCTTGGCCATCATAATCGACACGCGCACCTGGGTTAATTCGTTCTCGGTTAATTCCTTCATTTTGTGAGGAGTAATAAATATCTAACCTAATATATAATATCCTAGAAAATAAGTCAAGAGTTAAACATCTTTTCTACGGACTTTTCGTTAGTCATAGCCTCTTGATCTAGTAGCTGCTTTAATTTATCAAGGAAATACTTAAACATCTCGTTATTTTTTTGTAGCTTTGCAGCTCTAACCCCTATTGCAAAGCTGATTGCTAGACACACGTTATCTGCATTCGGTGATTCTAGTACCTCAAGATTAAATAAATACGATTCTAGGTCTGGCAGGCCTCTTTTACCTGTCAGGTAGTCTTTGATGGGTTGCTTAATGTTGTTCACGTAGCCTATACCCCTCTAAAATATCAAAAGGAATTAATCCTGTTTGCCCTTCTCGGCTTTTATCAATGTACAAATCCATAGTTCTAGATAATTCACCCTCTACTTTTTTTCTTTGAAGTGTAAAAGATCTGTGAGATAGCCTGTACAACTCTTTTCCGTGGTCCATCGCGGTTCTCATCGTATCCACACGGCTCTCAGCGGTCGAGTAATTCGTTACCTGTGACAAGATAACGGCGTTTGTTTTCAAGTCTTTTACCGTCTCGAGTAAATCCATTGCGATTAGTGGCATTGCATCGGATATGCGTTTTGCGCTCCCGGTATAAATTTGCTGAATGAAATCAATAAAAAACACGTCTGGCTTAGTTTGGTACAGGTGTTCTTTGATTTTTAACCAGTCAAAAATTGGCGCTATGATGTCGAGATTTGGGCTTAAGTCCTGCTCCGACATGAACTGTGCAGCGGCGCTTTCAACCTTGGCACTGTGCTGCTGCGGATAGTTCTTATGAGACATCGACCAGACTCCAGCCCGCATATAAATATGCCTTTTCACATAATCGATAGTGTCCATTTCTGAGCTGTAAACATTGATCTTTTTTGATGGGTCGTTATGTAATATATTATCAATTACGTTTCCTGCAAAGTAGGATTTACCGACTCCCGAATACGCTGCGATGGTGGTTATTTGTCCTGGCTCCATCCGTCCAGTTGTTTTGTCTAGCTTGTCATACCCCCAAGAAATCCCGCGTACGTTGCCCTCTCTGATATCTTTGAAATACGTTGCTAGTTCTCGTTTAAGTTCCAGTTTCATAATCTTCTAACCCCGTTTTTGAATTTTTTGTTAGTAATCATAGGTGCCCACTCTTCGCTATCTTCTAGGGCTTTTAAGTCCTTACATTCCCCTATCCAGTCCTTATCCCTTCTAAAAAAGTTGGTAAGACTAAACGGATTATCCAGCTTTCCGATCCAGTGATGGTTTTTCATATTACTAACAGCTTTTAAGATGTCTGTAAGTTCATATTCTTTTCTCCATTCTAGAAAGTTTTTTTCCCAAGCCGAGCTCGAGGTGAGATTTTTACTATAAATTTTATTATAAGCTTCTAAAACTACTTCTACTTCTACTTCTACTTCTACTTCTACAGGTTTTCTGGGTTCTTCTGGGTTCTTAAATAACCCACTGGGTTTTTTAGGTTTCTTTAGTTTGGCAGGCCTGCCACCGCCCTTGCCATTTTCGCGGCTTCGGTCTGCCGCATCATTCCACTTCTTTAAGTCGATATCCATCTGTATTTTTATGTACTTAAAGTCTCTGTAAATGGAAGATTTCTTAGGTGGGATTTTGCCATCAATTGCATAATCCATCATGGACTGGAAAAGTTGACCTTTCTCAGAATCCGACAGATCTTCAACGGCTTCATTATAGGAGTAATAAATTACGAATGCTTTCTTTGCGTTCATTACCAGTTGCTTAATAAATAAAACATAGCGGGCGACCACGGCGAACCGGTAAGAAAAACCTTGATCGCCCAATACGTTTTATCTAGAAAAATTATTTACCAGCTGCTAATTTCTACTACACTATAGATATGATTTCGAGGCGTGTCAAATTCAATATTTTAACTAGAAAGTTTTTTTCCAAGCTGTACTCGAGGTGAGTTTCTTCCCGTAAAGTGAGTTATAAGCTTCTAAGATTTTTGGGGCTTCATCCCCTAATCTAATCTTATCTAATCTAGTCTTATCTATGCCGTCATTTGGTTGACTTTTGGTTGTCATTTGGAGACCATGCAACCAGCCTACTGATGCAGGTTGCAGCGCTTGCGACATCAACAAAGAATATCCAAAAGAAAATTGCATTAAAAGTATATGGCCT